AGTTCTCTTGCGGTTGGTGGGAGCGCTAGATGGCGCTCGATGCCAGCCCGGTTCGCTCCCCGGTACCGGAGCTGGTCCTATGCCCGGTGCGGTTCGTCGGCGGATCTGCGGCCGTCACGAAGGTCTACGGCGAGGGCGTGACCGTGACGTACATCAGCGCGGGCATCGTGGATCTGACGTTCTCCGACGCGCAGGGCACGTTCATCGGCCTCGCCGGCGAGCCGTCCTTCGCGGCGACCACGGCGGCGGACGTCAAGGGTCACACGGTCGTGGCGGGCGTCTACAACACGACGACCAACACGCTACGGCTCAACATCACGAACGCGAGCGAGACGCTGCATGATCTCGCTGCGCTCGAGTGGCTGACGTCAACCTTGCTCTTCAAGCGGGTTTCGGTCTAGCGCCATGCCGCGCTCCTTCGCGTTGAGCGTCTTGGTCACCCGCTGTCAGCAGCGGAGCGATCTGGAAAACTCCACTCACATCACGACGGCAGAGTGGAATGTGCTCATCTCGGAGCAGTACGGCGACCTTTTCTCGGTCGTCGCGTCGTCGGGGCTCCGCTATTTCGAGAGCCGCACGACGCTGACGACCACGGGCGCGGCGACGGTCTCCGTCCCAACCGCCCACTACGCGACGATCCGCCTGGATTGGCTCGTGAACGGCACGACGACCGGCGAGCGGCGCGAGCTCGAGGAGCTGATGTCGCCAGAGGAGCCCGGATGGTCTGGGCGGACGGGCTCCAACGCTCGAGCCTTTGCGATCTCGAACGCGCTGGTCTACCTGTACCCGACACCTCCGAGCGGGCAGGCGTACGAGCTGACGTATATCCCGCAGCCGACGACGTACGACGTGGCCTCGACCGGCGCCGAACTGCTCGACCTCGTGACGCCTGACGGCGAGGCGTTCCTGATCTACGGCGTGATGGTCAAGGCGCTCGCCAAGTCGGAAACGGACGTCCGGCTTGCGATGGCGGAGCGCGAGGCGGCAAGGGCGCGGTTGCTCGAGTGGGCGACGTTGCGGGCGTTCACCCAGCCTCGCCGCCGGATCGTCTCCGATTTCGACGGCGGCAACGGCGGCGGCGGGTGGGATCCCGGCAACTGGATCAACCGATGAGCCTGCGCGCGATCATCACGCCGCGACTGCCCGAGCCGCAGGCCGAAGAGGCGCGGCGCGTGCTGGTCGAGTCGGTGCGCGAGCTCCAGGCGCTGCCGGCCTCGTCGCTGACGGTCATCCCGAGCGTGGAGCTCGCAGACGGCGCGCTCGTGTCCGTCGCGCACAAGATCGGCCGGGCGCCGCTATTCGTCGCGTGCTCGGCACCTCGCGGCCCGGCTGCGGCGGGGTACATCGAGGAGGTCCGCGACGGCACGGATCGAAAGCGCGTCGTGGTGCTGCGCGCCACGGGCTACGGGGCGACCGTCACCGTCGACGTGGTGGCGCTGTGAACGGGCTCGACTGGCAGACCATCCAGATCCCGATCGCGGCGGGGCTGGCGCAGAAGCAGAACGACCAGGCGATGAATCCGCCGAACCTGACCCGCGCGCTCGACGTCCAGTTCGACGACGTCGGCAGCGTGGAGCCGCGCCCGAGTTATTTCGGCCTGGGTACGGTCGCGGCGGCAGCTAACGGCAACATCTTCGGCGGCGGCACCATCTCGACGGGCCGGCGGCTCGTCACGAATGGTGACGAGCTGCTCCTGTTCGACAAAGACACGCTCTATAGCTGGAACGCGCAGAACGCCGTGTGGGTCAGTCGCGGCACGCACCTCGCCGCCGAGATCGCCGAGGGCTCGCGGTTTGTCACCACGGACGACCAGATCGCCGCGGACCGCGCCGAGCTCGGCGGCGTCGTGTTTTTTTCGTGGCACAAGGTCGTGGCGGGCAACACGACGGGCTACGTCGCGGCGGTCGACAAGATCACGGGCTCGGTCCTGATGTCGCCCTACGAGCTCGCGGGCTTCCAGCGGATCCGGCTGACCGCGCTGACAACCACGGTAATGCTGACGTTTTACGACGGCATCGGCGGGATCTACGCCTTTGCGATGGACCCGACCTCGCCGACCACGGCGCTCGGCGGCTCATCGACAACCGTCTCGAGCACGGGCGTCGGCACCTCGGCCGGTCCCTATTACGACATCGTCAAGGTGCCGAGCGCGGACACGGCGGCGTTCGTCGTCGGCGCGGCAGCGGCAGTGGCCTACACGGTCGGCACCATCACGGCGAGCCTGACCGTGGGGCGTACGAGCAAGGCGCGCAACACAACCAGCGCGCTCGCCATCTCGTGCGCGCCGGGCGGCGCCAGCGCGCAGATCGTCCGGGGCGACGCGGGCAACGTGGTCGGCGACCTCATCACGCTCTCGACGCGCGCGGACGTGTACACGGCGCAGGCTGTGGGAACGTACAGCGGCGCGCTCAATCAGATCGCCGCCGCGCATCGCTCGGTCACGGACGCCAGCGTCTACCGCTGTTATGCGTTCTGGTCGTCGAACGAGTCCGCTAGCTCGACGACATGGCAAAGCCGCACCAACTGGGTCAGCACGGGCAACACGCTCGGCACGGAGGCGACGTTCGTCCGGATGCTCGGCATCGGCTCGCGCGCATTCGACCACGACGGGCGCGTGTTCGTCTGGACCGTGTTCGCGGGCGAGTCGACGTTCTCGGGCGTCTCGCCGCCGGCCTTCCGCGCGCAGCTCCAGAACACGTATTTTCTCTATCGCGACGATGCGTTCCTGACGGCCAAGGCGGCCCGGTTCAACGCGGGCGGGTTCTCGGCGCTGACCGGGCACCTGCCGGGCGTGCAGTCGCTCGGCTCGGGTGTCTACGCGATGTCCGGCGGCGAGCGCAGGGTCATCCAGCTCGGCGAGAAGCAGTCGGGCTACGGCGCGCGGGCTCCGCGCGAGGTCAAGGTCACGTTTGACTCGGACGCGGCCCGCCGATGTGTGCGCCACGGGCAGACACTCTACGTCACGGGTGGCGAGCTGCTCCAGTACGACGGCGTCGGCCTGACCGAGGCATCGTTTCACCTGTACCCGCATTATTTCGGCGGCATCGAGGTCGGGACAGGCAATCTCGCTGACGGGACGTACACGTACAAGGTGACGTGGCGTTGGGACAACGCACAGAGCGAGATAGACCGCTCGACCACCGCGACGACGGGCGAGGTCACGATCGCGGGCGGCCCAAACGGCGTGAGCATCATCGGCTGGACGCCGCTGTTCGTCACGCACAAGACGAGCACGGAGGTCGCGGTCGAGGCGTGGCGCACCGCGGTCAACCCGACTGACGACGCGCCGTTCTATCTCGTCACCTCGAAAGATCCGGCGGCGCTGACAAACCCGAACCGCTACACGCCGAACCTCCGAACGGGGTCTTCGCTGGCGACGCTGAACGACGAGCTCGCCGACGAGGACTTGACCATCCTCGAGAGCAGCCCCGATAACTACGGGGTCCTCGAGAACCTCGCCCCGCCGGCCTGTACGATCATCGCGGCCAACGCCGATCGGCTGTTCATCGCGGGCGTTGCGGGCGATCCGCATCGGATCTGGTACAGCAAGCTCCGCGAGGACGGCCAGGTCGCCGCGTTCAACGACGCGCTGACCGCCACCGTTCCTCCAGGGAGCGGGCCGATCACCGCGCTGGCGTTCCTGAACGACACGCTGATCGCGTTCAAGGAGACCGCGATCTACGCGCTGTCGGGCGACGGCTATAACAACCTCGGGCAGGGCATCAACTACGGCCCCGCGCGCGTGCTGTCCGTCGATGTCGGGGCGATCGACCACGACTCGGTGGCGCTCTGCGACAAGGGCCTGATCTTCAAGTCGCGCAAGGGCTGGTACGTCCTCAACCGGGGCTGGACGGTCGATTACATCGGCGGGGGCGTCAGTGATTACGACGCCGAGACGGTCAACGCGGTCCACGTCGTCGAGGGCCAGCACCAGATCCGGTGTGTGACTCAGGTCGGGGTGGCAGTTCCGCACGTGACTCCCGGCGACCCTCCGAGCGCGGTCACGGGTCGCGTATTGCTGTACGACCCGCTCGTAAACCAGTGGGCCGAATGGTCCATCGAGGGCGTCCACGCCGCGGTCTGGAACGGGACGCACTGCTACCTGACGGAGATCGGCGCGCTGTCGGACGCGGGGGTGTTCGATCAGACCGACGCGACCAGCTACGACGTCGAGACAGGCTGGATCAAGCCGGCCGATCTACAGGGCTACGTGCGGATCCGGGCGATCAACATCCTCGGCATCTACGGCACACCGCAACGCATCCGCGT